GGTTCGTCAGTAGCGGCGTTGGGCCGTGGGAGACGCAAGACGAGGCAAGCCCGAACCTCTACGAGCGTTACCCGGCCGAGATCGCCGCGCTCGTGGCTGCACTCGAAGCCGCGCCGGTGACGCCATGACCCCGCATCACTGGATGTGGGTCGGCGGACTGGTACTCGTCTTCGGTACGGTGGCGCTGACACTGTGGAGGGCGTGGTGCCGAAGTCAACCTCTCGTTTTCCGAGGCAGACCGGAGATCGATGGTCGAAGAAAGCCAGGCAAGCGAATAAGTAGAGAGCTACTCTCTACACATACGGTGAGTATAGCTTAGTCAGGCCTAAAGCAACTGGTTGTGGTCCAGTGATCGCTGGTTCGAATCCAGTTACCCACCCTGGAGAACCAATGGATAAAGACAACGAGTGGAACCAGTACGTAAAAAACTGGGAAAACAAAACAGCTGACCAAACCTGTATAGCCGAAGTCACTAGACGCAAAGAGGTAATGCGCCGCGGGCTTCCGCCCAATACCCCCATACCGTTAGCAATTAGCTGCCCATGTCCTAAATGCTCACCCGGAACGCTAGTAGTATGAAATACATATTGATTGTATGTGTACTATGGGCCAGCGCGTTAAGTCGCCTGGCCGATTCGATACCAGGAAGTATTTTTAAATTCTATTTGCAAGAATGGCAAGGTCGAAAACCCGCTTGATAACGCGGCCATAGCTCAGTTGATAGAGCGTCTGCTTGCCATGCAGAAGGTCGTGGGTTTAAGTCCCACTGGTCGCTCCACCCACTACTATGCAACAATAGTACATGGAGGTACCCATGAAAAAACTAATGTTGCTACTAACACTTGTAGCTTGCAAGCCCATAATCCCAGAAGGATGTGAACTCCAAGCTGTTGAATGTGACTACGGTGCATCATTCTACGATTGTTCTGATGAAAATAGTCAATATTTCCTCATAGAGATACAAGGAAAATTTATTGAGATCCACTATGATCGTAACGACCTGATCATAAACTACGCTGCAACGGAATGGATAAACATGGTATGCCCAATCTGATAAGCCCTCAAGTTGTTACCAAATACATGATAATTAACACATATTCAGGCAAAGACTGGGGTATGTCAGGCGCTGTACTAGTATTCGATACAGCTACAGAAGCTCAACAACATATAGATAACTTTTTTATCAGCAAGCATTGGGCCATACGTGCGACCACGATGATTGAGCCTAACAACCAACATCTTCAAATACTTTAGTAAAACGGCGCCCCCGAAGGGGCGCCAATAACCTAGGGTAACCACTCAGGTGGTGCTCCTGTACCAGAAACAAACGGATACAGCTCATTAGCAGCTTGAGTTGCTGCAGAGTCTATAGTTTGTCCTTCAAGCAACAGGGCAAAAATACGGTAACAGGTAGCTGTTACCATTAACACCAGCGACAAATGAGCTACCAAGTACTTAACAAATGAAAACTCTAAAAATAATAGCTATCTCTGATACTCACAACTATCTCTATCCTCTAGATAAGCTGCCAGAGGCTGATGTATTCATACATGCTGGTGATTCATGCACTGCTGGTACAACAGACGAGTTAATAAGATTTAGCCACTGGCTAGACAAGGTTGCGGCCAGATACAAACATGTTATCTACATGCCGGGCAATCACGATCGGGCATTCGATGGTTCAGATGGAAACCGAACTGCTAGGTCTATACTTACCTCCGCACACGATAATATTCACGTACTTATTAACGAAGAACTTACAATTGAAAACTGTAGGTTCTTTGGATCTCCAGTCACTCCACCTGTAGGCAAACCCTGGTATTACTATTATAGTCCTAACAATCGTGAAGCCATTTGGGAACAGATGGCGTATATGCATACGCTATCTCCAATTGATGTACTCGTTACCCATGGTCCGCCCTACAGAGTAGGAGATAAGCTGGGCGCCAGGTTTGGCGCCGGGCGATGGCCATTTGTGGGATGCAAAGACCTAAGACAATATGTTGAGCGAGTCAATCCCGCAGTACATATCTTTGGTCACGTACATGAAGCCTATGGCTGTTATGGACCTGGAGACCATGATGTTAAAAAGGCAGATGATTCGTTAGTAAGGACAATGTTTGTTAACGCCAGTATCAGAGACGACTACTATATTGTAGCCAATAAAGCATGGCTAATAACTCTTGAACAACTAGGGAACAGCTGGGAATTCGTAGAAATTGAAGCTGTTGACGGTTAAGGAAACACATGAGTACAAGAACTACACAAAAATGGATCGTTACGGGTAGGGTGGCTACACCAGTGGAACTACGTACTACCGGTCGAGGTAAAAGCGTATGTAACTTCAAGCTGGCCTGCGATCGAACATTTGCTGGGCCCGCTGGGACACAAACTATTACAGACCATTTTCCAATCACTATCTGGGGTCGAGAAGCAGAACTACAAGCTGACCACCTAGAAGAAGGATCAGTTATCTACCTAGAAGGTTACTGGAAAAACTACAGCTGGACAGACGATCACGGCCATCCGCATCAATCTATGGAATGCATTCCTGAAAAAATTGTATGGCTAACTAAGCCTAAACAATCAGAACAGCCTTATGTAGCCGAAGTATGCCAAGAAGTTCGATGAGGCCATTGTTTATGAACGAGCAAACAATCTCTTATTTGGAGACGCTCGTTAAAGAGTTGACACAGCAAGAAAGACTATCTATAGCCATCGGATTGCTAGAAGAACTAGCGGCCGAAAGCCCACAGCAACTGACAGCAGCTATAAAAACCTGGCATTGTCTCCATTCTCATCCAGACGAAGACAACCCGTTAGCGATATGTCTAAAGCAAGCACAGCCTGTTCGCCCGGTCAGTTGACCGGGCGTTACTTTTAGACTATTCTAATAGCCAGGAGGCGATATGAAAAACCTGGCTAAACCTGGACGTGTACTATACCGTGCATGGATTAAAGTAGTTGAAACACTAGTAAGCAAAAAATTTATGGTGTTCATCACCTCAACCACGCTACTGGTCCTAGCCTATATTCCGCCTGAAATATGGGTGCCGGTAGCATTGTCAGTAGTTGGTAGTGAGCTAGCCTTGGATTACAAGGGGGCCCCGCGAAGAACATATGGAGAACCAGAAGACCATGCCTACACATCCCCCAACCCAATCGCACCCAGTTATGAACAACCTATACAGGAACCTTGAAAACTGTACTGACTGCGAGCTACATAAAGGCCCCGGCTGTGTTGTCCGGGGCCTTGGTTCGTTAGCACCCGAGGTACTGATCTTAGGTGAAGCACCTAGAGCTAAAGAGGAAGAAACTGGCAAACCCTTTGTCGGTAAAAGCGGACAGTTGCTTCAGCAACTACTACGCGAAACAGGATACACCATGGACGAACTCTATATAACTAACGTGGTGAAACATCGCCCGCCTTCCAATAGAAATCCTACGTCCACAGAAATCATTGCTTGTGGAAACCACTTGCAGCAAGAACTAGCCTTAGTTCGTCCCAAACACATCATATGTGTCAGTCGTGTCCCTGCAGAAGCTCTTCATTTACATCAAAACCAAAAGCTTCCCAAAGGCAGCTTACGTGGTTACACTTTCAGATATAAGCAATATCCAGTAACCTGCACCTGGCATCCCGCATACGTCCTTAGAAACAAGACTAAGAGGATAGACTTGGTAAACGATTTAGCTGCTGCGCGGTGCAAAGCCCGCGCCATACCCAGAGGTAATCCATGAATGAAATTACTACCGTGTATCTAAATACCATCGGGCACTATGATTTCTATTATCCTGGCGAAACACCACATCAGGTACCAACAAAGTATTTGAAAGAACTAAATGTGGAAAACAAGATAGACAGAAGAATTAGAAGCGTAAAAGGCTTTACACCACTCTTGCTTTGCAGCGATACTGGTACAGTAATTGTTTGGAGGAAGGATGGTTCGCCCTATTAATAAGCTAGAAATTCTGTTGAAGAAAGCTCGTCAACGAAATTACGAATTGAAAAATAAGCTCAATCGAATTAAAGACGTTCTTGCCGCAGCAGAGATTACTATACAAAAACAAGCGGCGGCCTTGGAAAAGGCACTCGTAGCAAACACCGCCCTAAAAAAACAACAAGCTCGACTAAAACGTCAACTAGCAAAAGCAGAAGTAGAAGGGGTTAAAAGTGATTGATATTTTATCAGCTATGGCTATAGTTGGCGTCTGCGTATCTAGCTGGGCACTAGTCCATCTGATTAGTCAAGCATATAGTAAAGCCGTCTACAACAAATGGCTTTCCCATCCACTGGCAGAAAAAACAGCCTTACTGGAAGCACTACTGGAAGCAAAAGAAAACGAAATTAAAAGCAAAGATATTAAGCTCGCAAACCAAGATGCGCAAATGCAGGAGCTTTTTAGCCAATTAACAAAGAAGCTACAAGGAGGGTAATTGTCTCAAAGATATACCCTAAAGGCAACAGTTATCAAAAAGCTATATGCGGTTAAAGCCATAAAGGTAATCGCAGACAGCGAGCTAGAAGCACAAAAACTCGTGCAACAACAGCTTCAACTAGAAGCAGAGACAAACGAAATCAAATTTACAGAAACACCACCTGTCGTTTACTTTTCAGAGGTAGACATATCCGAGGAGTTTCTACTAAAATAACAATAGGCAGCTAAGGCTGCCTTCACTATTTGGAGGGGATCGATGCAGTTTCCAGTATACGTTTTATCGGATGCGGATCAGATTCCCCTGCCAGGTGGAGAAGTATACATAGACATCCCACTCGGCATGGCGAATCGCTTTAGAAGCGCCGCAGCCGGCATTGGTCCACAAGGACCTGGCCTACAAAAGGTTGTAGTCGTTGGGTATAATCAGGGAAACAACTGGGCGCTAATGGAAAGCGCCCAGTCGCTCACAGACTTAAAAGCCCATACGGGCATAATCTGTGTAGTGGAAAGAAAAGAAGATAGTGACACAGATCAGATCATCACCCTGGTGGGTCAAGAACGTGTTCACATACTAAGCTTTTACGACACTGATATTGGTGTTGAAGCTGATGTCCAGCCAGTGCTAGAAGAGTTTTCTACAGATGAAGAAAAGCTAGAAGCCGATGTTGAATCACATGTAGCGCTAATCATCAATAGAGCAAAAACTTTTGACAGGCAAGTCATCGAAATGCTTAAGCGCAAACGCAATACCAGTTCCAGAATGCATCTGTTGGCTCATTACTTTATGAAGCCAGACAGTGAAAAACGCTTAGTCTATCTGTTAGAAATGGATTACGCAAAGCAATGGGACATGGTCCAAAACGCTATATCAGCATACCTGGAACAACGTCGAAGCGAAATTAAAACAAAGAAAACCACACGTAAAAAAAGGTCTTCGAAGCCAATTATTCCAAGAGAAAATTGGCGTGCACGAATAGCAACAAGCGCTATGCCAGATGAACATGAAGCAAAAATAAGAGATGACATTAAAAGATGGGAAGCACTACCTGACACAAGTAGTGATAAACACGTAATCTCGCATTATCTTGATACGGTGTTAAGTATCCCTTGGGCAGAACATAGTGCCGAACAAGCTAATCTTACAACCATAAGACAAAAATTAGATGAAACTCATCATGGACTCGACGGCATAAAAGACCATGTATTAGAGCACATGGTCATCGAGGCCAGATGTGGAGGAAGTTCCGGAACAGTACTATGTTTCACCGGCCCACCAGGTACTGGTAAAACCAGTATAGCAAAGTCAATTGCACGAGCAACCGGCAGAAAGCTAATTCGTATCGCCTTGGGTGGTATGAAAGATGAAGCTGAGCTACGAGGACATCGTCGTACCTACGTCGGAGCTAAAGCCGGCAGAATCATAGATGGAATCAGAAAAGAAAAGACTATGGATCCCCTCATTCTTCTTGATGAGGTAGATAAAATAAATAGGTTCCAAGGCGATCCTGGTAGCGCCTTACTAGAACTACTAGACCCAGAGCAAAACAATGAATTCGTTGATCGATTCGTTGAATTGCCAATTGACTTGTCGAAAGCAATGTTCATCTGCACGGCTAACGACGAAAGCCTAATCCATGATGCTCTACTTGACAGGATGGAGTTTCTAGAGTTTAGAAAATATACCTACGAAGAGCGCAGGTATATTCTAGAAAACTATATCTGTCCCAAAACATTAGCTAACTACAATATGACCGCCCAGGAGGTCACAATTACTCCAGACGCAATGGATATCATTGCTCAAGAGGAACACCTTAGACAGATAGAACGCCGTACTGGCAAGATCCTCAGGAAAGCAGCAGTTAGACTAGATGTCCATAAAGAAAAACACGTAGTAATTGATGTCGAAGACATCATTGCCGCACCAAACAGAAACACCCAGCCTATAGTTGGGTTTAGATGAGGAAGAATGAACGCACTAATTTTCAACGAGATGCCAAAACGAGTTTGGTATGCTCGGAATACCACCACTGGAGAAACAGTTTTACGCAACAGTCGCAGTATGGCTCGCGATGAACGCACCATGATGAAAAATCGTGGCGCAAAAAGCGTACAAATTGGCTACTTTACTAAGCCAACAGTAGATCCTCACGGATAAACTTAGGGCCCCCATAGGGGGCCCTTTCTCTTTTGGAGGCCTGCATGCAGTTGGCTTGTACAAATAAAAACATCTGTGGCTGGGCTGGCGACAGTGATGATTTCAGATGTCCTGTGTGTTGGTCATTAGCCCTACCCAGGATAGATAATGGACGCAAAAAATCAAAAAAGTCGACTACTACAAAAGACGAAAGCAAGAGCGTTTAGAGGTCGTGTGTCAAACACCTCCTTAACACTAAGTCCTCATCAACTAAGACAGTTGGCCGAAATAGATATCTATGCAGATCCCGACACATCCTATGCTTACGGACTAGTATCGTTAACAATCCGTGATCGACATGGACCACGTACGCCCGACATCAATAAGCTCTATCATCATATAAAAACTAAGTTGGCGTCACCATCATCCGGTGACGCCGCACTAACAACCAGGCTTATTGCCAGCCTAGAAGCATCAGCACATAAGATGGCTTCAACATCCGAAGATATTCAATCTTTAGTTGCTGAATCAAATGATATTCAAGCACAGATTGGCTTGCTCTTCTTACCAGACGAACTACTTAAAGTAGTCGAATTCCCTACGCTGCTGTTAGACAGAGTCGCTCCAGCAGTAGGTACATACGTGATAATAAGGATCTCACATGACATCAATACCTGTTTCTGAAGTAACAGGCTTCTACTCGGCTTTTACAAACGACACTCATATAGCAAATTGGTTTCCTAACAATGTTCAATATGGTTCATCAACGCCATGGAATGGAACTGTAACGAATACTTCTGATTTGGCAGAAGTACGAGAGAACCAGAATTACAATCGATTTTGGTCTTCTACAACAGAGGTATTCGAAACGTCCCAGCCGCTCAAATTGTATAACCATGGTGGCGAGAACCTTTTCTGGTCGAACAGGCCATGGCGACCTCATCCCAGGATACTAAGTCAGATATCTCCAATACCATTTCAACTTCCTTCGATGACTATGCGTACGCGTACAAACATTGAGCAAGCAGCACCAGCAATGTTTTGGAAGCGACAAAGGTTGTCCAAAAACCTTTTTCAGGATAGGGCGACACAATACGATGTGCTTACAATCCAAAGCCTGCAAACAGGCATACCGATACTACGACACGAAAAACGTACAATAAGCCAACTGTTATGTGGCAATAGCATTATTTTAGGAAAACATCAGGTGGTGCGTTGGACCAAAAACACCGAGGCGACCTTAGTTATCCCCCATGTAATTACAGGGCGTGATTATTCAGATTGGACCGCATCGGCCCGTGCATTTGTCAAATCTGTGCTTGAGAAAATACACGCGGACTGTTTAGCAGATATCGTGGACTTAAATACACTCGACGCTAGTATCAGAAGATCTGTATCTGTAGCTTCGGCAACTCAAGCTTGGAATGCCATATACGTGTCAGAAGATCACCGCCCACCGCCCGATACTATACCAGGTCTAGTTAATCCACTAGCTGCAGATAATTTTATCAACCTACAAAAGGTAGATAATGCATGCTTCACAGCTGAAGGTCTTCAGATATTTCGGATACAAAAACGTAAAATAGCAGCACGATTAAAAAAAGAAAAAGCTGAACTAGCACTAGCCCAGCTTGAGCAAGCAGCCGAAGCTGAAAATTTAGTAATAGAAAATTTGCTCAACAATATGAAAGCCTATCAAAAGAGACTTCAAGCTACTAAAGCCAGGCTGGCACAGCAAGAATCCATGCTACCTCAAGCGTTAGAAAATCAAATTAAAGCCAAGACCGTCTATCAAAGTCTAACGGAAGCCTCAATTGGGCTACATGAACAACTTGTTGCCTCGACAGAAGCTCTTGAAGCTGATGGGACACAACTAATTGAGTATCTAGAAGCATGGGGTATAAGAATTACACACTTAGTCTTCAATGACGGACGTGGTGACGTTATCGAACCCTCGAAAATTTCTATTTCTGACCTGCTTCAGGAAGAGCATAGCATAGCATCTCTTCGTTTCATTACCATAGAGCCAAAACCAATGTCAGTGGTAAACAATCTGGGCAACAAAGTTGACGAAGATCGAATTTGCGGTCCATTCGAGTGCTCCATCACCTTTGATCCAGACTTAGATATACCTTTAACATTTCAGTATAGAATGTACGACCCCAATGGTGTTATCGGCTACAAGTGGTGGAGTCATAACGAGTATCCATATGCAAAGATTCATCCCCATCATGGAGTCAGAGAGGTTTGCCAAGCTTCAAATATCATAGGAAGGTGGATAGAAAATCCATGCCTTGGAGAGCTAGCCCCAAGTTTACTTTCAGCAATGAAAAACGGAAAAATCCGCTTGGCTACAACTGGATGCTTGACCTACCTGTATGCAGCAGCAGCTCAAGACGAATGGGGACAAACCTATAATTGGTTTCCCTATGCAGAAAATTATTCCTATGATTTTAATGCCGATATCCATCAAGCATTTGTTGATCAGCTAGATGCTGCCACGATTATAAAGTCGGATTGCGCTATACACGCAAGAAACATGCGTTTTGCTTCTAATTCCGACCTTCAGTGGGCACTGCTACAGGTAGCAGCTGGTCATAATTTCGATAAACACGTATTCAGCAGATGGATTCCAATGCATGGTAGGACGCACGAACAAGTCATTACAAGTATTCTGTTAGAAGCAAGCTTAGATACTGATTTAGGTACTTGGTCTACAATCCAGCCCGAACCTAGTAGCCACCCCTCTCAAGAGGAAACAAGCGTATGAAAGTGCAAGGAACACTTAGGATAGAATCACCAGTCGCTAATAAGCAGCCGGTGCTGATAATGGATCCAGACCTCATGGACCAGGTTAAATACCTGGTCCGTGGAGTTAAAACCAAGGAGGTTCAGTGGTACCACACAGTGACCAAGAAAACACTCCCTGATAGACCTAATCACATATACTATGAATTGGAAGATCTGATTATCCCATGGCAGACAGTACATGGTGGCGAATGTGATACTACGGTTGAAGACCAACAAAAAACTCTAGAGGAAGTCCGTGATCGATTTATCACCGTTGACTTTCAAGAAGATGTAGAGGCTTACAAGGCTGAACTTGAAAAATTCAACGAATTTAATGGCAAGCTAACTTGTTGGTGCCATAGTCATGTCAAGATGGGCGTTACTCCCAGTGGTACAGACGACAGTACTTACAAAAAGATGATAAAAAATCAAATTGATTCCAATCATAATCCCAACCAGCCTGTGGTTATGCTTATCTGGAATCAAAGAGATGAACTCTTCACAAAAGTCTATGATCCTGAGCTAGATATTATGTGGAGTAATGTTCCCTTTACAACATACGTAAGGGCAATAGACAAAACCTACATTGATGCAAGTCTTAAAACAAAAATCACACAGCAATCTTGGTCTTGGCCGTCAAGACCATCAAGTTACCAGGTGGTTACTAAGAGCAATTCTTACACTACGCCAGATTGGTTACTAAGTGCATATAAGCTAGGCGCGCTAAAAATTAGCGGTGTCGAATACCCTCGATATTCAAATCTATATAACGAAACAAAGTTTCTACCTTGGAAAGAACGACAAGAACTAGTTAAAATCGGAAAAGATATTAACAGCCAACAGCAAAACTGGAACGCCTTGGAATCAGCAGCTACCGCACTTGCTGAGCAGTATGGTGATAAGCCGGAAGCTTATTGGTTAGTTCGAAATTGTCTTAAGGTAGACGACAGTGGCTGGGATACCGCTAGCGCTGAAATCAAAGCCGGCATCCCAAACAATCTAGATATCCAAGAAGAAATCACAAAGCTTCTTCAACAGCTAGAAAATGGTTGGTGGACACACACCCACTTTCTTGCTCAGGCTGTAGCTATTACAAATAGAATTCTAGATACAAAAGAAGCTAAACACGTCAACAATCTACTAAGTGCACACGAGGCATGGAATGACTGGATTACAATCCAACAGTATTCAACAGAACAATACTCCGTCACTACCTAATTTTGGACGTCATGCAGGGCGTATTGGCCCGACGTCAATTGATGGCCGTATCCACATTATAGGATGCGGCGCTACCGGTTCGTATGTTGCAGATGGCATCGCTCGTATGGGCGCACACAAGCTAGACCTGTGGGACGCTGATATCGTCGAGCCTCATAACCTGGCAAATCAGCGATACGACGCATACCATGTAGGAATGCCAAAGGTAGAGGCGCTGCGTGACGTAATCCTGCGATTTAACCCCGCAGCTGACGTAACAATTCATAATGAATTCTTTACCGAGAATTCTAAGCTAGAAGAAGTAGGACCAGTCATCTTGACTACAGACAGTATGCATAGTCGAAAAGCTATCATGCAGGCTGTTGCAAACAACTTGACAGTAGACCACGTATTTGAAACTCGGCTTACCTTTAGTAGCTGGGAAGCATGTATAGTGGATAACTTCGACCCAGACAGTGTAACTAATTTTATGGCAGGACTTCTATCTGACGATGAAGTACCAGAAGGGCCCTGCAACTTAAAGATCTGCCCTACAAATGTAATGCAGTGTGCATCATTTGTAATACACCAACTATGCGAGATGTATGTGTCTCGCGTGAACAGTCATGAATGGACCAGCCCCCGTCATCAAATAACGGAAATGTCTCCTAAATTGACTACAATGACAATCGCTTAAGCGGTTGAGCTCAACCCAACAAGAAAAAACGAGAGAAAAACATGGTTACATTCCGACTGACCGTCTTCCCCGGCGGCTTCGAAGACCTTAAGACTGTCCCAGAGGGTACTACCCTTGCAGACATTCAGGAGCAGTACTCCCTAGGCAATCGTGGCATCTGCCTTAACGGCCGCCGCATTCCCGCCGGAGAGCTGACTTCTACCCAAGTGTCTTGTACAGACACCGTGGCCGCGCTGGAACCCTCCAAGGGCAACGCGTAGCACAAAAGACCGGACCCTCCAAGGGGTCCGGTCTATAATTCAATAAGCATAACTATTGCAAGCGCTATCTAGTTACAAAAACACCACGCGTTTTTACTTCTGATGTAAGATAGAAACAAGCTAGCTCACAGGAGGAGTAATCCATGCTTGCAATTCAAACAGTTCCTGTTGCCGGTAATGTCATAGATCTTATTTACAGCCAGAAGGTTGTAAACCTAACAATATGCAATCCACCAGTCAACAGTTATGTTTTATTTCAAGATGCTATTAACAGCAAGCACGCAGTGCTTGCACGCTATCTTGGTTGTTTTAAATGGCAACGTGTTAAGCCAGACAGGCAAATGAATATCAGCGGGTTTAAGCCACGAGATAGTGCTCAATCGGCACTCGTAGATTGCCTAACTGACGATAATATTCTTATTAACGTCGCTATCGGGTCGGCCGGTACTGGCAAAACTACATTGGCAATGGCCACCGCAGCGCACGACTGGATTAATTCCGGTCGGCGTATTCTTCTTTCAAAACCCACTGCCATCGTAGGTACAGGTCAAGCATTTGGACCCGTACCAGGAACAATCGAAGAAAAGTATGACCCCTACCTTGCAAGCTACAAAATAGTATTAGACAAGGTATTTGGTACAGACAAATCTTATATAGATAGAATGGTATCAAAAGGAGATATAGAGTTCCAACCAGTGGAACTAGCTCGTGGTTGCACTTTTGAAAACGCGACGTTCATTCTTGACGAAGCTCAAAACATGACATGGCATGAGCTAAACACAATCATTAGCCGTATGGGTGAGAATACTAAGATGATCATCCTTGGCGACCTAAAACAAATCGACATCCCGCTATCTGCTGAAGAGACAGGCTTATACAAGCTTGTCTATTCAATTCCATTTCAAGAATCTGATATCGCGAGCGCCGTCCAGTTAAAGAATCAATACCGTAGCCCGATTACAGCACTGGTAGCAGAGGTAAATGAATGGGTAACACAAGAAAAATCAACAAAGAAATTCATAGCGACGCCACCGCCTGCCTAAACCAAAAGGTAGGAGAAATCAGAGAAATCTTGAATAAGCTATCTCTGTATGATAGTCTTGAAGTACTGGCAAATGTGTTTATTTTAGAAGGGCTAGACTTTATGGATAGCCCTTCTCACCAAGAGGTGAGTAAACTAACTGTCTTTAACATAGTAAGTGAAGATATAAAGAATAAAGGCTCAACGTTGGCAAACAGTTGTGCCATGCTTGGCATTGACGTGCTAGCTAGCTTGAGCAAAGAGTAAGAGAGAAAATAAATGAGTAAATCAGGATTAATGAAGTTCTACAAAAGTCAAGGCGCTGCGCAGTTTAAACTGCTGCCGCCCAGGTGGAAGACGATTACCACCAAAGCTGGCGACCAGCGACAAATCCTTGACAAAGAAGGAGCAGTACTCCTTGAAGTAGCACCAGGTAATGGTGATAAACGTAATCCAAGTTGGGACTGGGGCGCCGGTTCTAAAATTAGTTTCGCAATCAGTTTCGCCGACATCTGTCAATTGATTGAAACCACAACTGAACTAGAAAACGGCCGAAAGGTTAACAGGCTCAGAGGCGGTGGAGAATCAAGTGCACGAGTGTTCCACAATCATGATGGAACACCAAAGACCTTACAGCTAGAACCAGGGGTAGGCAATTACGCCTATACATGGAAGCTTGTAATTGCCGAAGGCAAAGGTGCAGCTCGCCGACAGATTATGGTCCCACTATCAGATGGCGAGCATACAGTCATCATGCGAGTTCTTTCTGGACTTGCAGGAACTCTAGTAGGCCTGGATTGAAATGGCGTGTTAGTACAAAGGCCGGTGATATACAAATCACCGGTGCGCAATTGGTGCGCCAGCTATCAGAAAAGATAGCTAGGGCTCGCAAGCGCGATATAGACGTACTGACAACCTCAGTTACCGAATACCTAGAAGTAAATCAAGCCCTACCCAGGATGAGAATTTCAGATATTCTCCACCTAGGTATCCTGACAGGGTACTTCTACAAGCAATTCCTAGAAAACAACAAAGTGACTTTGGAGTATCCCGATGAAGATTCCACTTTGGATAGCAAAAGCAGCAGCACATCCACTAGCACATCAAGCTAGTAAGCGTGTTGCTGGTGAAATAGCTACCCATGGTCTAATCGGGCTCATCGACAAAGCGTTAGATAATGCGGCTCTGCAAGTAGCAATCCGCATTCATGAAAAAGAATTACAAAACAAAGGAGAAACTGATGAGTCAGTTTAGTGCATCCGTAAATATATGGCAGAACCCTGGTACTAGCAAAACCCGTGGCTTTGCAACACTTTTTATCAACGTAGGACCAGCCCGGGTGGCTATTGAAGGTTTTACTATCGTACAGGGCGACAAGGGTCTGTTCGTAGGTTGGCCTCAAGGCAAGCCTTACCAAAAGGATGGCAAGACCATCTACCCTAAGACCACTCGTGTCCTAGAAGATCGTCCAGAAGGAAGCTTTAGCGGTCCTGTCCAAGATCAGATCAACAACGTAATCTTAGCTGCTTACGGAGAAGCTCTTGCTGGTACTGGTCAAAGTGCTGCTGCTGGGGCCCAAACCCAGGCACCCGACAGCACAGGCGCTCGACCTACTGTTGATGCTACCCGCCCAGCTGGCTGGTAACAACCGGAGATAAAATGTCAGACGAAGCACAAGCTTCTGAAGACACTATAGTCCAACCGACTGCAGATGAGTTAATCAATAGCCTGTTGGAAAATAGCCAATTCCACTCACTCGTTCATGACCGTGTCATGAACGAGTTTGTCTTTCAAGATAAAACGCTACTTGAGTGGATGGCAGATTGTGCTGTGGAAATTCCAGGTCATATGACACCAGAAGTCTACCGTGAAGTGAGCGCCTTACTAGCGCGCAAACTACAAAAGGCGATTTACTTTTACTCAATGGCTAATGCGACACACGCAGCACTAACTAGTGGTTCAGACAGCAAGAAAAATGAAATAGTTAGCAAGATAGTCGAGAACTATGCAACAAGAAAAGCGAAAAGGCCAGCCGCAACAGTAATCGGTAGAATTGCCGACAATCAACTTAACAATGTTCTAACTCACAGACTAAGCGCCAAAATCCTCAAAGAGTTTTGGCGCGACAGACGTGATGCCCTCATCGAAGCAAGAAAAATGTTGGAAACCATTGGTATGAGTGCCAATATGGAACTCAAATACCTCGATGCCGTACAGATAGACTAACGCCAAGGAAAAGATTAATGTTGACAGGCATGGCCTTAGCGTGTATTACTTTTGCAGGAATGCTAATCCTTTTCTTTGAGCTTCCAGAATGGGCTCAGAATTGGTTAAAACGTCACCCACTATTCACTGATCTCAGTGCAAGCTTCATAGCGTGGCTAGGGCTATCCAGCGTTAGTAAATCTATCGTAGCTGCTTTCGGAGCAGCAATTACAGGTTTGTTAGTCGGCGTCGTATTAGCCTTATCAAAAGAGAACTTAACAAAGGAAAAACTTAATAATGGAAAAGCTATTAAGCGAGCTGAAAGAAAATAAGGCGCTAAGCCAACAATTCGTAGAAGAATTAGGTGAACGCATCAATTCAAATTTTGACCTGTTGGCTGATGATGCTGATGCTCTGGTAGAAAACTTTGCGATCCTACAGGAACTCCCAGAAGGAAGAGACTTTTTCGAAATCCTACTGGGAGTATCAGATCTAGAAGAACTCGCAGAAGAATTTCTAGAAAGATGTCTTAACTCTGAGAACGAAGAAGAGTAATGGAAGACATACAAGATTATAGACTGCTACATCGTATGATCCTCTCTCAAGCAAGAGACGATTATATTAAACTCATGCATCCAAAGCGACGACGGAAAAGACACCTCGCTATAGCATGGGTATCAGCTATATCTTGTATATTCGACAACGACTATTTAGCTGCCGCCCTATCTAATGAGTGGGACAAACCTATGTCCTTAGAAGACCTAGCTAAAGCTGCAACTGATAGAGAAAACGTTGACATAGAACACTTCAGGGCAGAAACTAGACGTGCTGCGAAAGACTACTGGAGCGAATACAAATTGAAAACCATAGATATTCCGAAAAACATTACTGTCTGCAGCTACGTCTACTCCGTAGAAACCCTTTACCAACATGATGATCCAGGATACTGTGTTGATTACGACTTACAGCACATAACGATTTTAGGGATAGGCGTAGATGATATCGAGCAGGCATTTTGTCAAGCAGTAGCAGAAATTATTGCTTACCATACCGAGATACGTATCTCGAAGAAAGCCAGAATGCAACTAACAGACGAATGGTATGAAACCCTACGCGTAAACAACTGTTTTAACGGAGACTAAAAGGCCAGCCACGCTGCTGGCCGCATAGCTTCTTTATGTTTAGGAATACGACTAACGGGTTCCACAGGCAGAATCATCCCAGGCAAATTCAAATCATCTGCAAGTATATCCTGGGTCTCATGCCCGCCAAACCTATCTGCTTGCACCCTGCTAGCTATCGATACGCCGTCTCCCATAATCGTGATGTCGGAAACGTACTTGCACGCCCGCAAACACTCTACTCTATCCGTTAAAGTAACAGCTTCGACGCCAAAACGTTCAGCGTTCTTAACATCATTGTAAATGGCAACGAACACATCGCCCATCGCAGCAAGTGCTTTGAGATGTTGTACGTGTCCAGCATGCAAGACATTAAAATAACCAATTACCAAAATGGTAGGCATGGAAAATCTCCTTATCATCTTAATTGTAGCAGTACTAGCAGTTTTTATCTATCTTCTCCAAAAGTCACATAAAGACTACAAATACCTACACGATAACTATACAAAATTAAAAAACACAATCAAAGAAGAAGTTACTCGTAACAATACACTGGCAGAACAGATAAAAAACATAAATCAGCAAGCAGATGCTCGGGTTGCCGCAGAAGTCAAAGTGCAAATGCTTTCGTGGACGAAAAATGAAGCTAAGGCTATACGTACTGACGCTAAGAAACGAGCAACCAGTGCCGACCTCGGCAGTCTAGGCGAGAACTTTACACCCTTGCTTACCGAACTAAATCCAAAAGACTACAGGCACATGGGTGACCCTGTCGACTTTATCTACTATGAGCATTATGATGCAGTACGCCGTCGAGAAAAAGATGAGGTTGGTCGTATCATATTTATAGATACAAAGACAGGTAAGGGGCAACTTACTACAGGCCAACGTAGAATCAGAGACGCAATTGTAGCTGGCCGAGTTTACTTTGCAGTCTTTACTCCCGGAAAGGGAATCAGGTATTGGCCAGAGGAAAAACAAAATGGATAAACAAGAAAATCAAAGGCCAGCATACAACCAAGATATTGAAGCTGGGAACGTCAAATGGGATCAAAATAAAATCCGAATGGAATTACTTCCAGCCCGCGCAATATATGATGTTGCTAAAATCCTAACTCACGGTGCACAAAAATACAGTGACGATAACTGGCGTAGAACAGAGGGCAGCAGCCTAAAGCGATACATAGGTAGTTTAAAACGACACCTCAATGCGCTAGAACGAGGAAAGGACATAGATCCCGACTCGGACATGCTGCACGCTGCACATCTAGCATGTAACGCACTATTCATACTGGAAGCACAACTACAAGGCTACTGGAATGATGATAGGATGAAAGACACTGTATACGATCCGTATATTTCACAACAGAAATAGGAGTTACCATGTTTAAGAACGCCTCAGAGGCCTTAAATTTCATCTTGATACACACTGACAGCAGCAAGCGCCGACATATAAATGCCGCCGCTGCAACGATCGTCAAGGCTCTTGCCGAGGCTACTGTTGATAACACAGATACAGTTAACGCTTTAATTGCAGAGAAAGAAGAAATTCAAAACAAGCTTTTGGAAGCTGTGGCACGTGCTGAGGCCGCTGAGACAGCGGCCAAACCTGCTCCGGTAAAAAGACGACGCACCAGAACAAAGAAAAAAGAAGAAACAGATGACAAGCAAAGTAATCAAACCTGATTATCATACAATAGATGGTAATCCTATATGGCTGCGCTTCCCATGGCGCAGCCGCTTTACGTTAAAAGACATAGAGCGCAGCATGTGCGGTATACGTAGATACAATGGCGGCCTCGACTGTCGCCTGGTGACACACAGCAACTTGGTTGCTGAACTAATACTGCAAGCATCTAATAATCCAATAGCTGCAGGATATGGCGCCTGGCATGATGCACAAGAAGCACTTGTTCAAGATCTCATCCATGGAATCAAGGAACAGTTACCTGAATACAAATATCAGATAGAGCCTCCGTGGGAAGAGCGCATCATGGAATTCATAGGTCTTGACCCAGCACAGTATCCACAAACACTAGTGTGCTATTATGACCGCCGTGCTCTTTTAGTGGAAATGAAGTACTACGGTCACGCTCGATATGAACATAAAGTTAAAGAGTGGAACGATCATTCTGCAGTAACAGATGCAGAAATAGAAATACTTCATGCGCATCACAAGGCATCGCCTGAAGTACAATGGAACAAATTGCTTAGAACTGTAACAACTGCAGCTAAGCTACAAGAAGGAATACATGGCAAAAATACAGTTAGAAAATCCCACGGCAATCCCCGAGCTTGACGCTGCTCTTGCAGGGCTAACTAAAGCCTTCGGCATTGATATGAGTGGGGACGACTACGGAAACATCGTCCCATTTACCACAGGAAGCCTTAAGGTCGACATCTGGACTCGGCGTGGCGGCATTCCGACCGGTCGCATCATAGAAGTCTTTGGCTTCGAGAAAAGCATGAAGACCACCTTCTGCCTACTATGCTTGGCAGCCAGACAACGCTGGCGTAAAGAACAAGGGATCACTAACAAGCGAGACCTGTTAATTGACTTAGAGCACAGTTTAGAACGACAATGGATGGAAGCGCTTGGTGTCGATTTCGATCAAATCATTTGGAAGCGCCCACCTAATGTTGAGATAGCATTAGAAATGTGTATCGCCCTGGGTAAAACCGGTACTATCGATTACGTTCTCTTTGATAGCGTAGACGCAGGACTAAACGAACGCCAACTACGTCGTACTGTCGGAGAAAGTGATGTTGGCGGTATCAGCAAGGATATGAGCTTTGCGTTAAGAAAGCTTACTAGGATTGCTCCCACAACAGGTACTACTTATTTGTTCATTAACCAATTGCGAATGAACCCGGGTGTCATGTTTGGCTCTCCTAAGACAACACCAGGTGGCAACGCACTTAAGTTCTATGCTAGTTTTCGTATCGAAATGCTGTCTCGTCAAGACTCCAAAGACATAACAGGTGCTAGCGTAATGCGCTTACGGGGCGTTAAAACCAAGATGAGTTCTGATATCGATTGGCCAGACTGTGAAGTCGCGGTAATACCCGGTGTCGGCTATAGCGAAACCTATGAAATCAATAGCTTAGGAACATCATGGAGCATTATCCGTCACAGCGGCGGGCAAACTAAAGCCTGGTGGGGTGGTCCAGATTCAGAACCCGAACCAATTCATCCAGATGTAGGCAAAGGCAAGGCAGCTGGTATTGAATTGATCGATACCTATGAGCCGGTACGAGTACGGCTTAAAAACGCCATTCTACGAGCTGGAAAAATAGACGGAGCACTATCAGATCAAGAAGTTCTAGCCTTGTATCCAGACGCATTTACGCCTGGCAGTCTAGCACCCGAAAGTGATATAATCGAGGAAGAAACAGATGGCTCTGTGGAAGCAGCAACAGCTAGCTGACCTCCAAGAACTAGAAAATAAGTGGGTCGACCAGGTAGCCCTAGCTGTTCAACAAGCAGTTGCCCATGAACTCGATTGGGTTCCCCAGGCTACCGGCCCCACAATTTTAGAAATCATACGTCGTACAATAAAAAAACAAATGAAAGACCTACTACCAATATAGGAGAAAGAATGCGACTTCAAGAAAAGCAAATCACAGCAGAAGTGCAGGGCGAACAATCCGGCAACCAGTTCGGTATCAGCGTCGGCGACCAGTCTCATATCATGGCCATCCTGCGAGACAAGCTGTACTCTGATAAAATCATGGCTATTCTCCGCGAATACGGAACTAATGCCCTGGACGCTCATATGGAGAGCGGCCAGGGCGACAGACCAGTCCTGATCAGGTTACCAACCAGATTCAATCTGCAATTCGCAGTGAGGGATTATGGTGCTGGGCTAAGCGAGAAAGATGTTTACAGTATCTATACCCAGTACGGACGTAGTACTAAACGGCAAAGCAATAATGCTATCGGGCAACTCGGGCTAGGTTGTAAAAGTGCATTCGCCTACAGCCAGCAGTTTACGGTAACCAGCTGGCACGGCGGCAAGAAGATGATCTTTAACGCCTTTATCGATCCTTCCAACGAAGGAAGGATGACAAAGCTGTTTGAAGCAGATTGTTCAGCCGACGAGACAGGAGTTGAAGTCGCCATCCCAGCTAATGCCGACGACGTCCAGCAGTTCGAACAAAAGGCTCATAAGTGCTATTACTATTTCGAACCACAGCCAGAGATAAATATCGAGCTACGCAATCCAGAATACACTATGCAGCGTGGCTGGTGGCGAATTAAGACTCATTTTGATAGCGACCAGAACACACCTGTTGCTGTAATGGGAAGTATCGGCTATCCAATACGATCAGATAGAATTCCAAATCTTTCCGCTGAAGAAACAGCGTTGTTAAATACACCTCTAGAAATTAGATTTCCAATTGGCGAACTAAGTATTGGCGCAAGCCGAGAGGATCTAGAATATACAGATCACACTGTTGGCAGCATACGGCAGCGCCTTCAGGCCATTAACAAAATGCTGAAGGAAGAAATACAAGCAAGATTTGCCACGGCCACCTCATATTGGGAAGCCAGAAAACTTTACTGGCAGTTCGTAGAGATAGCACAGCAATCCGCCCCCGATAATTGGGCTCGTCGTAAGTCGCATAATTTCATTCAATCACTTGTAAATAAGTACTCTGCTTGGCACGGTTTTCCCCTGACCACCACCACCTGGAGACAATCAGGCGCCTGCACCCACGGCGAGGTAAAACAACTACCATCTCGTTATGAGAGATTTCCAACTGGCTCATATGATCAAGGTCGAATTGAAGTCTCGCCAACAACAGTACTTTATATAGCCGACACCAAGTCAGCTTACCTTCAGCGCATCTTGCAAAACAGAAAGGGTCATTGTCTTGTGTACGTGCCCAATGATAAAAATAATGTACAGATATCAGATCTCAACACGTGGCTAAAGGCCCATGGGCTAACAGGCATACCTACCTACTTTCTGAGCACACTACCTTATGATGCAAAGCTGAACACCGTAGGCAGGTCCGTAGTAGTCGCAAGTAAAGCAAAAGAAAAGGTTTTTGAGCTTAAGAACGGTTTTTCACCCACAGCTCATCCGAAAAGCTCAAACTGGAACCCCTCCACAGCAGATCTTAAAGACGGAAAAGGTGTCTACGTTGGCTTATATTCCTATGTGCCCGAAAACAAACAGTACGAGCAGATAAACTTAAGGACTATTCGAAATCAAATACAGGCACTGAAGATACTAAACGGATCGGGTTGGGTACCTCCGGCAATCATAGGGGTCAAGCGAAAGCACCACGACAAAGTCGGTCCCGGCTGGCAGCTGTGGGATGAATGGTACAAGGTTGAAAGAGCTAAAGCCCTTACAAAACTAAACCTAACCCAAGAAGCTAGAGACTACGCTGCACTAAGTAGCAGAAAGGCTAAAAGACTCTACGAAATGTGCGAGAAGCCAGCAGTTGCTCAACTGGTTGCCAAACTTGATCCGAATAGCGACGTAGTCAGCTTCGTAAACCGAATAGCAGATGCCGTCAAGCTGCTTGCCAAACTTGAAAGTAATAAAGCATTACTCCAAGAACTTACTCAAGATATTGACAGCACCGTAAGGCCAACTGTCGACCCAGGAAAGGAAATGAATTTGATACAAAACAAATATCCTATGCTGAGCCAGACAGGTTTCTGGCAAGCATATAGCGCTAACGAAAGTCTCATTGAAGAATGCGCTCAGTACGTTAAGATAGTAGACGCATACAATAAATCACAAAAGGAAGAATCATGAGCTATCCACACATCATTACAAGCCAAGTTATTACGGTGATCTACGAAAATAGACCGCTACAGGTAACATCAACTACACCTCAGTACCAACTGGTACTGGAAGCAATTACAAGCCGTGATTGGGATACAGCTATTGCCCTCATGGATGTAAAAACCAGCATGAAGAAGTGGGCTAAAGACGGCTTCACAATCACAGAAGAGCACGTTCTACACAACGGTCAGAAACTACCACCGGTTCTAGAGGCTAGAATTATAGGGTTCTGGCAGGAAGGTCGGCCCTTCCAGCCGTTACTAAACTTCTTCGAACGCCTAAATAACAATCCTAGCGGCAACAGCGTTAAGCAGCTATACAAGTTCCTTGAGCATGGCAACATGCCTATCGACGACGAAGGTTATTTCTACGGGTATAAGGGTCTGCGTGACAACTACACAGATTGCCATACAGGTCATTTCGACAACAAGCCAGGACAAGCACATTCTGTCCCACGCAATCAGGTTGATGACGATCCTGCCAGAGGCTGCAGCTACGGATTCCACGTTGGTAGCCTTAACTACGCTACTGGCTTTGGGTCAAGAACAGTTATAGTTCGAGTAGACCCAGCGAATGTAGTATCTGTGCCACATGATTGCAATCATCAGAAACTACGCTGTAGCGAATACACGGTGGTAGCGGACTACGTCAGCCCACTACCTGAGAACAAGTGGGATAGCGACCAAACAGCATCTGCGCCTTGTGATTTAGATTCATACGAATTCGATGACACTTGGAATGATGATTTCGATGGCTGGTCAATAAGAGAAATCGAAGAAGAGTTTGAGGACGCAGACATGGAAATGGCTGATGCTATAGCACGGCGCCAAAAGGCAGTCCAGGCACTAACAGCACGTAATGCCTAAGCGATTTAAGCCCATGCTGGCGGCAACAAAGCCGCCAGACATTAGCTCACTAGCCTACCCAGTGTACGTAACACCAAAAATAGATGGTGTCCGTGCCCTGGTTAGGGATGGCAAACTGCTAGCTCGTAGTCTCAAGCCACATAAAAACAAGTTTGTGGTCGAAACGCTAATGGAACAAATTAGGTTGCCAGATGGACTCGATGGCGAACTAGTTGTAAAAAACAGAACGTTCAACGAGCTGAGTGGAGATATCAGGCGCGAAAGCGGTGAGCCAGACTTTGAATTTCTGGTATTCGATTACTTCATGCATCCTCAAGACCGTTACCTGGCGCGCTGTGTGGACGCTGAGGCTATCGTACTGGACTTAGACAACCCAAGGGTACGATTCCTTGTCCCCGAGGCCGTGGACTCACCAGAGCAGCTACAGGCCCTGTACGAGAGCTATCTACAGCAGGGGTACGAAGGAGCTATTATCCGTAGTGGCGACGGACCGTATAAGCACGGACGCGCAACACTAAATCAAGCATACATGCTTAAGTACAAGCCCTTTGAAGACGACGAAGCAACTGTAATTGGATTCGTGGAGATGATGCATAATGAAAACGAAGCTAAAAAGAATGCGCTTGGCCGTACTGAAAGAAGCACAAGTAAAGAAGGACTTCGCCCTGCAAATATGCTTGGCAAGCTTGTTCTCCGTCGTAGTGACGGCGTGGAGTTTGGGTGCGGGAGTGGGTTTAGCCATGCTCAACGCCAGGAAATATGGGCAAACCAAGACCGATACGCAGGACAGCTAGCAAAGTACAAGTACATGGCAGTGGGCGCTAAGGATCGCCCACGACTACCGATATTCTTGGGGTGGAGAGACCCCGACGACCTAGGAGGCGAATGACACATCTAGACAAATACGAAAACGAACTACAGGTTGGAAACCGTGTAATCTACGGATACGGTGGCAAATACTATGGCAGGTTTAACCTTGCTGAATGCGCTATCGAAGAACTAAGCGACAAAAGCCTCGTCTTAAAATCTGATCGCATGCTAGCTTTTCGACACGCGATCAAGCACACACCAACAGAAGTGGTTTGGCCGGTGATACGAATATGAAATCAGCACTGGAACTAGCAGCCAAGCTGTCAGGTATGCAAATCACCCAGCAGCAAGAAGCTATCGTAGTAACCGACGGCTACGCAACAGTTGAAATCAACTGCCTCGTTTTTGAAAACAACGAATTGGCAATGCATACTTTAGCACTTGCGGTACAGCAAGTACGAAAAGCAAGTTGGCAAACCCATGCTGACAAACATGGAGTTGAGCTGGAAAACAACAGGCTACTGGTCCCGCATATGTCAGGAGCCTGGCCCGGCTCAATATTCTATAAAGATACAGTCGGCGTATATATTTCAGACAACAAGCAATCGGTAACAAGCGAAGGTAAAATCTATGTCAAGGCACAAGCCGCGCTAGAGGAATACAAACGATGTTAAGCAAGCGCCAATGGGAAACCCAAACAGGTAAGGTGCTAAAAGACCTGCGTGGTATCGAACTTGAGCCTGGCCAACATGTATTATTCCGCCGGCGAAGGAACAATTAAACATGGCCGGATAACAGAAGTAAAGTGGGGCGTCGTAACCGTTGACGGAGTTAAACTCAAAACCCGCAAACACAGAAATGACAGCGGCTGGTGCAACCGAATATTTGTTATCGATACTCCGACTACCCTCTGGAGCAACAATGGATATTGGAGATAGTATGAGTTGTAACTGCGATCCAGATGCATTGTATAGCTGTTGCGGGCAAGGTACTTGTGGAAAGCCAGCTGATAGCACTGAAGAAGCAGTTCAAATATCAAGAAAAGAATACGATAGACTGCTAGCTCGTGATGAGTGGCTATCTGCTCTTGAGCAAGCCGGCGTAGATAATTGGGGCGGAGTGGAGGTCGCATTTGACATCATGGAAAACCCGTAAAGCCGAACGTACTGAGTACTATTACAAATACGTATACGGATGGACACTGCAAACATGCACTGCCTGTAGTGGCAGTGGCTACTACGATCACAATGGCAGTCCGCCCTGTGGTGCCTGCGATGGCACAGGCAAAACTCTAGAACCAGGACCAAAGGCAAGAGATGAGAATAACTAAGATAGAAAATAAAACAATTCCTACTGGTGGGCATTATGAGTGAATTACTAGACATACTGGGCCGGGAAGTAAACATCGGGGACCATGTTGTCGTCTGTGGCGAAAAAAGACAATTGCGTATCGCAGTCTTTGATTCAGAAACAAACAATAGTTGGTTCTTTCGTTATACTGAAAGCCAATCCTTCAGTCCTCGCCGGGCAAGGATAAGCAGGTCGGCTCATCCGCTAGACAGCAGCGGCGGATGCGACTGCATTGCCAAAATATAGGAAAATAAATGGAAACACCAATAATTGAACGAACTGCGACAACAAGCGTTCCAGAACATCAGATACTACTATCATTTAATACCGACGATGACGCCCTAGCTTTTGACGACTGGTGGCACAAGGAAGGGCGAGCAATGTTTATGCAGTCTGTTGCCGATGAGGAAAATAATGAACGCACATGATCTCGTTCACCTCCACACGCACACAGAATACTCCACACTTGACGGAATCAACCGAGTTGACACCCTCCCGGCCCACATAGAAAGCCTTGGTCAGCGTGCCTGTGCTATCACCGATCACGGAAATGTAGCAGGCACCTACGCCTTCACAAAAAGCTGTCGTAAGCAAGGCATCCAGCCTATCTTGGGCATGGAAGCCTACTACACAGTCAATGATAAATCAGTTAGGGGGAAAGACGAAGATGGTAATAACTACTATCATCTTGTACTTCTTGCGAAGAACAATCGGGGCCTCAAAAACCTGTTCAAAATCAGCACAAAAGCCTACACAGAAGGTATGTACTACAAACCCCGAGCCGACGACGCACTGCTAGCTGAATGCGCCGAAGGAATAATCGCAACAAGCGCTTGCCTTGGCAGTCGTGCAAGCAGACTTATCCTCGATGGTCGAACGAAAGAGGCTGAAGCACTGATATTACATCACAATAGCATCTTCGAAGACTTCCTTATTGAAGTTCAGCTACACGAAGATGCTAACCAGCAAACTGTTAATCAAGCATTGATTAAAATTGCTAGTGAGCACAACTTACCCTTGATACTAACTAATGACTGTCATTACACTCATGAACATCACAAGCAACTTCATGAGCAGACATTGTGCATGAGTACCAATGCAAAAATGTCAGACCCGCCTTGGGATCCAGAAAGGAAAACCGAAGGCCATACTGGCAAAACGCGTTTTAGTTTTGGACCAATTGATGTTCATGTTGCTAGTCAACAATGGATGTGGGAGCGGGCGCAGCGTCAAGGCATTCCATACGAAGCTATCAAGAACACCTGGCACGTATCACAGATGGTAGATAGCGACAGTTACTTTGCCGATCGACTAAATAGATATCCAACCTATCAGCATCTCCCAGAAGGGCTTCCTCCGTGGGAAGCCCTAGATAACATTAGCAAGCAAATGCTTATGGAAAAGATGGGTGGAGTGCCGCCACAAGCATATCGCGAACGAATTAACCACGAATTAAAGATCGTTAAGCGAATGGGCTTCTACCATTACCTTCTTATTGTCTCCGAGTTCATGAAGGACGCTCAAGATCAAGGGATATGGACTGGTCCGGGACGAGGCAGCGCTGCGGGCAGCTTGCTAGCCTATGCGCTTGGAATCACCCAGGTAGATCCAATCAAATACGGTCTTGTGTTCGAACGATTCCTTAACGAAGGCCGAGCCGCGACACCAGTACTACTAGATCGGAATATGATAAGGCAGATTGAGACACTGAAGCCACTACCCAATGGTGAATGCGCTAGCCACTGTCAGTGCGATAAGCATTAGATGGGGTATAAGTTGACCACACCGAAATGAATGTCAACAAATCCAACAGCATTTTTGGCTCCCCCGCCAGTCATAACGGAAGTAGACTGAAGCATTAAGTAGTCCCAGGCTTCTACGTCGCGGTAACCTTCATCCTCAAAAACAAAATTCGTAACACCAAAGTCTCCGCTACTACCGTCATCAGAAACTGTCGCGATAAGCAATGGGACCCCACTGCGAATACGATATATTTCTAAATCATATTGGCCAGTGCCAGCAGGATGATCGTAATGGAAATGTATAGCAACGATACTACAGTCAATTGGAATACCTATGCGTCCATGACGACTTGAAGCGTCAGCATCAAGTGTTCCAGGCACAGGTGCCAAAGTATTGTCCTTGGTGACAGGGATGTTAAACCATTCTGTGCTAGGGGTACTTTGATATACTGGATGAAGTACAATTGGGCCAGTCATAGGTTACCAAACTACAATTTCAACAGTTGCTGGGCCAGTGAGATCATCGATTTCAATACTACTGATTTGCAATTCTGATTGAAGTTGAAAGCTACTGCCGGTGCTGCTGAACACTGGAAATTTATCACTGTGATCCCAGTATTCAACCTGGGTGTATTCATCACCATGACCACCCCAAGCTTGCACTGCCAGATTCGGTTCGTAGTTCTTGAGAATGCGCTTGCGAAGCATGCGGCGATTGTTTAGTCGGTAATCGACTACATCGGTGTTAGCATCAGCAACAACTATAAGTCCTCGGGCCCGACGCCCGAGGATTTCAACAATATTAATCTGATCACCAGCTGCTACCGCTGTAATCACAGTGGTTCTCTCAGCTGATGGTGTAGACGGATCTACAGGTGTATACGTCGCCATCTCTCCTCCTTGACGTGGTTTCCTACCCTAGTCTACATGATTAACTCTTCTATCACAACACAACCAGACGGAGCACATATGACAGTTGATCTAGTCTCAAAAATCAGATCAGAATACATAGATGCGCGCATCGAACAACTAGATCCTGATTTTCTATCATTTGAAGAAGACATGGCCGCGCAAGCCGATCTGCAACTGGTTCTTGACGGGCTAGCTGCAGGAATGTCCCTTCCCAATCCGCACAACAGCTGTATCTTATTTGCTACAGGACTATCAAATGATTTTGACTTTATAAAAGCAAGAGCAGATACAATAGATGGCTCACCGCCGGATTGCATTCTGAATTAATCTGTATTAAAATCCCTGTAACCACAGGGAGGAAATATAAATTCAGACCAGATCATCAATCTTTACTTACGAGGCCATGGAGCTACATATATATCGAAACAACTTGGTATTACAAATTATTTTGTATACAAAGCACTTCGAAACAACAATGTACCCATTAGATCACATAGAGAAAAATCACTAAAATATAATTGTAATGAACAATACTTTGACAACATCAATTGCGAAGAGAAAGCCTACTGGTTAGGCTTTCTAGCTGCAGACGGATATCAAACAGGCAAAGTACTAGGCTGTGCCTTGGCAGAAAAAGACAGATCTCATCTAGAAAAGTTGAGAAATGCATTATCTGCTACACATCCAATTAAAACGTATCCTCCAACAGGGTATGGCAAAAAGCCTTACTGTCGCTTAATAATTACATCTCCCTTGCTGTGCCAAGCTTTAACAAAATTAGAAATAGTCGAAAGAAAAACTTTCACTCTAAAATTCCCAAAGCTATCAGCAGCCTTAAGGCGTCATTTTATTCGTGGATATTTTGACGGAGATGGATGTTGGGCAAAATCTAAAAAGTCTGCATCCGGCTTCACAATGAAGATATGCGGAAACTATGGCTTTTTGCAAACGGTAGCAACAGAATTACAATTGAATCACAGCTTTATACATCAGCATAAAACAATTTTTGTTTTAGAAAAAAGTGGCAAAGATGTATTAAGGCTAATGGATCACCTATATCGTGAATCCACAATTTCTCTAGAGCGTAAAAAAGAAAGATGGGCTGTCGCACAGTCCCTTTTGCTAACAATAGCAATCGAATAACTCTGTGAATTCAGGGGAAGCCTTACTGAGGTAACCCTGAGCGAAGCCTTCTGTCGGAAGGAACGTGCAACGACTATCCCTTGGCAGGGAGTAGGGTCAAGTGATCCGAAGCGCAGAGCACCCTACAGGGGTGATGATATAGTCTACTCTGCATGGCAACATGCAGCAGTTCGTAAGAGAACGAATTTGAATTAACGAATCAAATTGAATGCAAGGATTGACATTGACTTTGAGTCACTTGGTCGAGAACAAGCTGTACAAATGGTAACGGAGGCGTGGGGGCGTGACCATGTCGCAAACATAATTACGCACGGAACTTTCAAACCGAAAAGTCTCACACGCAGATTCTTTAAGATAACTGAACCTGCACCTGCCGGGAAAACTGCAACTGCAGCTGAGAAAGCTAATGCTGCTGCACAAAAGAAATCTCATTACCTTCATATGGGAGAGATCTTAGATCAAGTCCCGCCACCCATATACAACAAAGAAGCCACTCTACAGCAAATCATCGAAGGCAAGTTTGAAGAAGATGAAGATGGAAAACAACGACAAATCTGGGCGCCGCACCCCAGTTTAAAAACTGACACCAAGCACAGCGAGTGGCTTGAATTCACAAGTCACCTGGAAGGCATGATTGCAAACTTTGGTATTCATGCAGCGGGAGTGGTCATAAGTCACTTCCCCATCTATGAACAGGTGCCGATGTGGAAGAACAGTAAAAGCGAACGTATTACTCAGTTTGATATGAAAGAGGTCGAGTCGCTCGGCCTCATTAAGTTTGACTTCCTGGCTATTAATAACCTCGATATCCTGAAAGAATGCTGTCGACTTGTTAAGCAAAATTATGATAAAGATTACAAGCCCTGGGAGATACCAGACGGAGACAAGGCCGCGTATGCGCTACTACACAGCGGTTTGCTAGCAGGTATTTTCCAAATGGAAACCAGTGGGTCTGCCAAGGACCTAATTTTACGCATCAAGCCAGTATCAATTGAAGAGCTAAGCGATATCAGCGCCCTAAACCGTCCCGGTCCCCTAGAAGCTAACTTCCATGAAAGCTATATCGCCAACAAAATTGCTGGCACCGCCCCAGAAGGCATGCCAGCTCCCATCGCAGAGATACTAAAAGACACTTACTGGACTCTTGTTTATCAAGAGCAGGTAATGAAATTTGTATCTGAGCTAGCAGGATTTACCTTACGAGAAGCAGATGACATTAGGCGGGCAATGGGCAAGAAGAAGATGGAAGTCCTCGAAAAAGCAGAAGCCCACTTCCTTAGTGGCTGCATCGAGCGAGGCATGGATAAACACATTGCCGAAACCTGGTGGAAAAACTTATTAGGATTCGCAAACTACGGATTGACACAGCTGTAGTCGATTGTTAAACTCCTTGTGCGCAAAAAAGGAGATAACATGAGACACAAATTAGATGATAGGTATTTTCAAAATATAGATTCACCTACGAAAGCCTACTGGTTGGGCTTTCTGTATGCAGATGGATATGTCGCTACAAAAGCGCCATGGATTACAGTCTGCCAAATCAAAGATAAAGAACATTTGCGCACATTGAAAGATGATGTAGGCTTCACCGGTCAAATTGCACTTCCGAGGCAGTCTGGCGGCTACATAAATAGTAGCCAAATGGGTAGACTTACTATTTCAAGAAAAGCAATGTGTCAAGATTTAGCTGCGCATGGAGTTGCTACTCATTCAAAGCGAATTGTAGAAACTACATACGAGCCAAGTTATTGGCGTGGCATTTTTGACGGTGATGGATGTATTCACATCAGTCAAAGAATGCAAACTCTAAATGGCAAACAATATGGCCCCTACCTTAAGGCCAGTTGCTATATCGTTCTTCAAAAATCAGACATTGATAAGTTTACTAGGCTCCTGACCAGTATGGGAATCAAGTATCAAATTCAAGACTCTAAGACTGACAACATGAAGTATGTTCGATTTGCATCTATAACATCTATATTGAAATTTGGAACTTGGCTTTACTCTGAGCCAGGACCCTATCTAGAAAGAAAATACAAAAAATTCAAACAGCTCAGGTCCCTTCGGCAGGCAACTGCCGTCGAATAACCTGGAATATGCTGGAACCCCCTTAGAGCCTTAACGAGGAGGCGGCGATCGAAAGGTCGTCGCTGTGCTGAAACTGTTAAGGATTGGGCAATCAGCAGGGATAGGCCGTATAGGCAAGCCCCCAACGACTACCAACAGGTATCCCGTGTGGATAATGGTATAGTCTAGTCCCTACAAATACGACGAAAGTCGGGGTATAAACGTTAACAAAAGCCACTCGGTTGCATACAGTGTTATCACCTACCTCTGTGCTTATTTCAAAGCCAACTACCCACAAGAATTCTTTTGTGCACTGATGACAATCAGAAGTAAGACTATGCAGCCTAAACTTTGGGCCCAAAAGGCACCAGAATATATTATGGAAGCAAAGGAAATGGGTGTACGAATTCACAGCCCCGACGTACAGGGCAGTGGTGTTGGTTTCACTACCGAAAACAATGAGGTCTTCTTTGGCCTTAATGCTATCAAGGGCATAGGTGCTAAGGCTGCAGTAAGTATATTGCGCGCCCGTAAACACGGTCGCTTTCAAAACATCATGGACTTCCTGGTCAGGGTAGATAAACGTAAAGTAAATGCAGGCACATTTAAGTCGCTAGTTAAGTCCGGTGCCTTTGACCGCATGGGATATCGACGACAAGATCTGCTTGACAACGCACAAGCACTCTATGACTACGGTACCTTGCTATCAGAATATGCTCAGCGTCTAATAGATTCTGGGGTAAGAACAGAAGAAAACAAGCAAAAAGAAGCTAGAAAGCAAGAAATAGAAACACGGGTAAAGGAAGCCAAGGCGATCCTTAAGGAAGCTAAAAAGAATGGTTTACCTGCTCCCGAATGGGCGACGCGCTGGAAAGAGCGCGACGCTAGATTGCGTCATGCACGCCATGTTTATGGTACAATAGATGAATGTAATTTAGCTACAGGAGAAAACCTCACCATCGAAGATCTCCTTTCACCCGAAGATATAACAGAGTATAAAGAAAGCGTATGGTTGCGTAAGAAACCAGAACTCAAATTAAAATCAAAGCCAGAAGAACCGTCGTTGCGTCGTTACAAGCAAGTCGTTATCAGCGTATCAGAATTAATGCAGCAAGCCGATATGATCGGATGCTACCTTGGACAGCACCCAGCAAGAGTGGTATTCTCTAATACCCAACCAATTGCCAGTGTACTTGAGGGTGATTATTCTGAAGTCGCAGGCGTCGTGCTAACAGTTAAAGAGATTATGACTCGACGGGGAGACCAGATGGCTTTCATCCAATTTGGTGATGGAACATCCCTTTGCGAAGGGGTAATCTTCCCGCAAGTGTATCTAAGACTAAAATTGAATGGAGTGTTCCCTGCCGAAAACAATCTTGTGTGTATCAGAGGGCGCGTCGAACAGACCAACCCGCTAACCAAGATTCTGGTAGATGAAATATCTATTCATCAAGGAGAATAAATGAGTGTACATCGCTGGCGAGCCGAAGAAGAACTTCTTCTACGGACGCTACTTCCAACTAACACATTTGTAGAAATTTCTGAACAAATTAACCGTCGTTACAAGATGGGCTTGCCGGGATTTCCCTGTGAGCGTAGTGACGACGCAGTACGTCGTAAGTGTGAAAGAGAAAACTGGACAAAGGAGAACGTGGTAAACCTGCCGCCTCCTGCAATCGATGTCAATTGGCAAAAGCTAGCCAGTCTAGTTGATAAGCATCAAGACAATCAACAGGTTCGTCGACGTGGCGTAATCCCCGAGGGAACATCGCTACGAAAAATATTAATCATGTCCGACATACATTTCCCTCTGGCTCGAACTGATTTCCTAATGGAAATTGTGAAGGCCCATGCAGATGCAGATATCTGTGTACTAAATGGAGATATCATCGAAGGATACATCTTCAGTACCTTTGGCAAAGATCGTTCTATCGCAGCAATTGATGAATACAATGCCGCACTACACTTTGTCGAAATACTGTCTAAAAAGTTCAGCCAGGTTCATCTCGTTGAAGGTAATCATGACGCTAGGCCAGCAAGATATCTTGCAAGGCAAGGCATAGATCGAGCAGCCTCTGAAATACTACGACCTAACCTGCTAAGCAGGCTCGCCAATGGCGAAGTCCTAGATCGAACCGGCATGGTAGTCAAGAAGCTTGACTTTAGTAACGTGTACTTTGACCCCGTCGAAAGCTGGTATGTCAAGATTGGCAAAGCCATCATCTTTCATCCAAGCACAATGGGCAGTGAAAAGCCTGGTCACACAGTGACAAGAATAGGTCCGAAAATCGGCAGACGTTATGAAGATCACGAAGTAGACACATTCGTCTGCGGACACACTCACAAAATTTATAAAGGCATTGAGAATGGCAAGATGTATATTGAACAAGGCTGCCTTGCAGGCTTGCTTCGTTACTTCTTCAAGCCTACCAATGCAAGTACAAAACATTATCAGAATGGCTTCTGTATCCTGTATCAGGACACAGATGGCAATACTGATTTCAACAAGAGCGGCCCGATATACCTGGGCGAATGCTTGCCTCCAAAAAAGGATGCAGCAGCATAAGAGAGAGTAAAGAATGAGTCAACTACTAGATGCTACAGGACGTCCAGTCCAAGCCCCACCAGCCGCACAAGTTGAGGCGGCTATCCGAGTGCTCGCTGAGCGAGTAAATGCACAGTTTAACCAGATTATTCACCTTGGCATCTTCACTGAATGGATTGCCAAGCAGTGCGAAGAGCAAGGCATCAACATGAATATGGAAGCCTTCCCGGCTTTTGCCAAACAAAAGTACGAAGATCTTGACGCCCGATTTGCAGCCCACGCACAGGGTGAACGGATTGTAAGCGAAGGTGTTGGGGATGAACCCATTGATCTGTCAGACACAACATCCTTGACTGACAATGCTTAATGAAGATCAAGAAGCCTGGGCTGCTTTTCAACAAGCAGGTATGCTCTGGGCTGCCAATCGCATACTGTCTTTAATTGGATGGCGATTGGTAGTTTCTATGAATTTAGAAACCAAGGAAGTTGATCGCGTCTTTCCAGAACGTGCAGACGTAATTGTCTGGGATATAAACAGAGCTATAGAAAAAGCTAAACAATATGAGCAAGGCCAGGAGGCCATATGGCAGAATGGGCATTCATCGACCACGTAACCGATCACATGGCCCGCCCCAGACGGGGAGAGGAAAAGCATCCAACACAGTGGCCTAGCGAGGCCACTGCTATTATCATCACCGATGATGGACATACGAAAGTTGTTGGCAAATGTAGACGAGCAGCCTTTTTCAGGCTGCTCGTCGCCAGCTATAAATTCTATGATAAGTATAACCATTGGAAGCACCTGGTTGAGCAGCTACAGCGAGAACAAACAGAAGTAGATCGCTACATGCGCTGGATTTGGGCACAAGGCAATCTTTACGAAGAGTATCTAATTCAAGAAGCTCAGAAAAGTAACGTGTATGTAGACGATCAAGTTCGTATCTATATTAAAAGTCATAATGTAAGTGGAAGTATAGACATAGAGGTAATCAATCCCCGCACCCACTTGTATTCTATTGTAGAAAGTAAAAGTGTTTACGGTTTTGGTTCAGACTTTGTTCTCGGTAGCCAGTACGATCGCAACCAAGGTCGTATGGGTACTCCAAAAGACAGTAACATCATGCAGATTCTGCTATATCATTGGTGGAAAGCCAGTGAGGACTCAGCATACGAAGACAGTCGACTGGTGTACGGAAGCAGAGACACTGGGCGATATGGAGAGTTCCTAGTTCGAACAGTCAAAGAGACTGATGAAAACAACTATACAACCTATTGGGGCGAATGGAAATGGCTCGCACCATACGAAGGTGAATGGCAACGTACCAAGATTACCATTAATAGCATCCTGGAGTGCTATAAGTACATACAGCAATGTATTGATACCGGCGTTATTCCAGAAAGAGATTTTAACGCCAAGTACTCCGATGAGGAACTGGTTGATGCCTTTATGCGCGATCAGCTTAATAAGACTGATACAACTAAAATGGAAAAGTACCTACAGCGCATGGACTTTAACAACTGGGTAGAAACCATTCCCGAACTGTCTGACGAAGAACTAATGAGTCAGGCGCGCAACCATAACATCGACTTGTCTAAAGCACTACTTACCAGAATGGATAACTGGGATTCGGATTCCGAAAGCAAAAGAGCTACAACCATGCGTCACCTGCGTAAAGTTGCCAAAAAGAAAGAGTTGCTCCCGCCTGACAAGGGAGACTGGCAGTGCAAATACTGTAAGTGGTCTAACACCTGCTACACGCCTGACAGAGATCCAAGAAAAGTGAGCATGTGATGGACACGTTTTTCTGGGTTAACGTAATGACCTTGACAAGTCAACATAAGCTTGGGCCATACATCCAGCTTGAGTCAGCACTAGAAATAATGACGGAGCATCTGACTGCGATAGCTCCATCATTAGGAATAATAAGCATCAAAGAAAAATATGTCTCAGAAGAGACATTCTCAGGAAGCACCTGGACAATAATAACGGAGAAAGAAAGATGTTCACCCATACAGAAGAGTTGCCATTAGCACTGACATGTGACGACATACAGCTGGTACCTGGATACAGCATTGTAAGAAGTAGAAGCGAGGATGTTAAACTGCATCCTTACATTTACAGTGCACCTATGGACAGAGTTAGTGGATACGAGATGTGCGAAGCGCTGCTGGCAGCTGGAGAAATGGCCGTCCTCTCAAGAGGATTGCCTGTCGTACCTACGGCTGGTCAAGAACAGCCCGACAGCGAATGGGAATGCGCAGTGAGAGATTTCGCATCGCACCCTAATTTCTGGATTGCTGTGCCTGGCCAGATAGATCAGCTAAAAGACATGATGGGGAAGCTGGTTGACCTAAAACTTGATAAAGAGAATCTAAATCCCAACGGCTGGAATTTTGCAGTTGATATTGCTGTAGGCCATGGGCTGGTTGCCGACGAGGCATATGAATATCTCAAAATGGTGAACCCACTCGGCGGCTTAATGTCAGGCAGCATAGCTACTTCGCAGGCAGCCATACATTGTGTTAACAAAGGCTGTACTCACTTACGAGTTGGCGTTGGGCCAGGCAGTATGTGTATTACCCGAAAGGTTACCGGTTTCGGTATACCTCAGTGGAGCACCGTTAGAGACATCCATGCTGCTTTAAACAGAATACATCCTGACAGTACTTACTCTAAGCGCAAGAACACTATCATTATCGCAGACGGCGGCATAAGAGATACCGATGATGTCGCCAAGTTGCTTGCAGCTGGCGCAGATGCAGTCATGATGGGCAGCGTATTTAGCAAGTGTAAGGAGTCTCCTGGATGGCAACACGTACAAAAACAACTTGACCTAAGTGGTGGATCATTTCGACCTGGTCGCAACCAGTATCAAATGATTAAGCGCTACCGGGGGCATGCATCAGCAGATTTCCAAACAGATAATGGTAAACGTGTAGACGCCCCCGAAGGCGTCTCCACTACACTAATTTGGGAAGGAGATACAGTTGAAACAACATTGGCGCGTCACCGCGCCGCCTTACGCTCGGCGATTTCTTATTCGGGAGTTTCATCTCTAAAAGACTTCGGTCCAAACACAGTAGTCGCCTGCAGGGTAACTCAAGCAGGTTTAGAAGAAGCAACACCACACGGAGTAATAAATGGGTAAGCGTCCATACCAGCTATTCTTTGCAGAAAACCCAAAAACAAGTCAATACCGCCTGCTTTACTACACAAAAACAAGGTGGGATGAACATGCTGCGAGTTATAGAATACCTAAGTCAAAACTATATGCTGAACAAATGATTAAAAACAATTACCGTATTCCAGCCATGGGTTCGACTCGTCATCACGAGAGTGGTGCATGTGTATTCAACCATCACCCAAAAACTAATCGCGGTGACCCAACGCAGACATACCATGGTTTAGTCATTAACGTAGAGCAATGGTCGGGAACCGTTTATCTAGATGAACACGGTGTAGCACAGATCGAAAGCAGCCCGTGGCCAGAACTACAAGACGCCCGAGTGCCGCTAGACATAACTCAAGCCGTCAGAACCGGCTTAGCAGGTGGTCAGGTAGCGTTGGTTCAGGCTCGTATGTTTTTCACAGGGGAATTCTACTGGTCGCTCGCGAATCAAGTAATTACATTGGAGCTTCGATAGCATGTTTATCACCAATGTAGAAGAACTCGTTCAGGCGCTAAAACCCAGGCTGCAAGACTACCTAGTGCAAAAAATAGGTGACGAGGCAACGAATAAGCGATTCCACTGCTTTGTGCATGATGATCACGATCCTAGCATGTACTACAATCCAAAAAATGGAAATCAGACAGTACATTGTTTTAGCTGCGGAGCCTCGCATGATATTTTTAGTGCCTGCGCCCAACTGGATGGCCTGCCAGGATCTGGCCCAGAATGGATCACCCAAACCCTGCCATTCCTAGCAGAAAAACTAGAAGTAGAGGTTAGGCTGGGCGAACCAACCCATGCAGATCGCGAGCGAGCCCGTCAATATAAGATGGCTGCCGACATCGCGGCAGTAATTGAAACCAATTACAAGGATGCAAGCACCTACTGTGAAAGCAGGGGTTGGTCGTCCCAATACCTTACAATCGGATCAGTAGCTATTGAAATACTGAAAAGTGAATTGCTAGCTAAAGGTTGGGGTCAAGAGCAGTTGCAGACAAGCCCTTATTTTGCTCATGATGCTAGGTATTTTGACGAAGACAAAGTTACATTCGTTATCAACGACTACCGAGGCCGACCAATAGGGTTCAGCAGCAAAAACCTAAACCGACCAGAAGGACAACGCGTACCCAAGTACATTGGTACTCCTGAGACAGCTATTTATCAAAAGCGGAAGACACTGCTGGGAATAGATATTGCATTAGCTTCTGCTAAAAAAGATGGCCTATATGTTGTAGAAGGGCAGGGCGATGTTGCCGCCCTGCACACACATGGAATTACTAATGCTGTGGCTACATGCGGGACTGCCTTCACGGCCGATCACCTAAGCCTACTCAAGATGCTTGGCATCAGGCAGGTGTTCTTCTGTATGGACTGGGACAAGGCTGGCGAGCAAGGTATTATGCGTACCCTGCGAGATGAAATCAAAACCACGCCTGGTGTCAGTTGCTGGGTTGTATTACCTCCCGAAACCGATGAAAAAGATCCAGGAGAGTTCTTAGAAAATCATGATGGAGAAGCCTTTAGGGCGCTACGGAAACAAGGTGGCTTCGAATGGCTTGTCAGCAAGCTAGGCGAAGACTTAAATGCGACTGACTTGTGCGCCGAATTAATTCCAGTTGTAGCAGCCGAACCATCAGCAGTCAGGCGAGAGCTACTGATCAACACACTAACCGAGCTTACCGGCTTCAGTTTCATCAGCATCTCTACCGATGTAAATAACCTACGAGATGGTAAGTTTGAAGAACGTCGTGGGCGACTCGGTGCCGCAGCAGAAAAGTTTGGCCGCGAAGTCCTTGACGATCCAGATAACATTCAGGCACTAATTGCCGAAATGGAACACAAGGTCTCTCATATCGAAAGCGAATATAAACGCGATACCATTGGTGTAAACTATCAGTTGAGCCGATATGATGCGCTCCAAGAGCAAAAGCAATATGACGCAGAGCATGGCCTGGGCATGGGGTTCCTCATGAGTAGGTTTACAATGTTTAGCCAAGCTATGTCTGGGGGTATGACCTGGGTAGATGGCGTCCTAATCTACTTTGGCGGCAGAGCTAACAGCGGTAAGACAGCTACAGCAATCGCACTTGGGTTAGACATAGCAATTACTGATGAGAACGCTGTAATTATCATGCATTTCACTGATGATAGCTATAGCCAGGTTGAACCCAGGCTAAAATCCAACATCGCTGAGCATATCCGTACTACAGCTGACCAGCCTGTGGGTATTGGTAAGATGGCCAACCCCTGGGCTAACAGTGCTGATCCCACTGAGTGGGAGCTGTACGCGCGCGCAGACGCTAAGTTTAGAGAACTAATTCAAACAGAGCGACTCATTCTGGTCGATAGTGAAGATGGTAATACCCTGTCAGTGCTCGAAAAACAGATGCGCTATATCAGACAGCGTTATCCTAAAAAGAAACTGCTGGTCATATGTGATAACACTCATAATTACATGGACTTCCTCCAGCTAGACCAGAATACAAGGATGACCAGAATCAGTAATTATCAGAAAACACTAGTTGGGAAATACAGATGCTGTATGTTCGCAACAGCAGAATACAGAAAGAACAGTCCCCAAGACACCACTAAACTACGCCTGCCTATTGATGATGACCTGGCTGATGCCAGGGCGCTTACTTATCGTCCCAATATGATTATCCATGTATACAATGACCTGCATGACAGGAAAGACGCTGCAGAAATTGTTTATCACAAGCAAGCTGGTGGACCCGCAATGCCTCGACTAATGCTAGTCGTTAGCAAAAACAAGATTAGCAAGTTTAAAGAAAAGCTTATGCTTGACCTTGATCCAGACACGGTATCGCTGTCTCAATACGATACAGCTATAGCCCGAGATGAAAGCATTAAGATGAGAGATGGACTTGCTAACGGCAGTGTCAGATACAGTAAAACTGCTAGCGGTGAAATGGTTATCGAAGCAGATTGGGAAGACTAATGCACGATGAGCTAATAGCGTTAGCTGAAGAATTTGATCGACAAGCAAAATCACATAAAAAGAATGGCGACAAGCTCGACGACACAAAACTTGGCTACGGTACGTTATTTCACGTACGAGCAGACGTATGCAGGCAGCATGCAGACCTGATTCGAAAAAGAATAAAAACTATTGACAAACAACGAGAAAAAAGATGACAAAACCAATAGAATTACAAGAAAAAACTGACAACAAGCTAATTAAAGCAGCATTAGCTGCTACCCCAGAAAACCATCCAAAAGCTATTCATGCTACCGCCACTGCAACATACGCTTGGTTTAGTGATCTCGATACACGTGTGTTTATGAACGATATAGAAGTTGGAGGGGTCAAATCTATTAAATATAATTGGTCTGGCAAATGGCTCGTAGAATTAGACCTACACTTAATGACTGACGCCTTAACTCCAGGTGACTGGATCAAAACCCCAAAAGCAGAATACGTCTTAAAACTAGCAAATGAATATGGACAAAATCTAGAGATTCCATTTGGTGAACTTACTGTATTCTCAATTGTAGGCGCCATGACTGTTGATGATCTAGTTTCTACCTATAAAGTTTATCTTGAAGGAGATTTGCAATGACAAGATACACACTGGATATAGAAACACTTGATACCGCGCCGACAGCAGTTGTAACTGCAATTGGCGCCGTAGACATTGACAATCCCTCACGGACCTATCACGCAAGACTGAAATGGCAAGAGCAGCCCCTGCTCTGGAACAGAACCTTATGCCCTCATACAATAAGCTGGTGGCTGCAGCAAAGCAAAGAAGCGCAGACAGAGCTGCAGGGAGACGCAGATACTATTGAAGCCATCATGGGGCTAAAAACGTTCTTGGGCAAAGACGCTATAGTCTGGACATACGGCAGCATGGACGAAGTAGTGCTAACAAGCCTCCACCGATCCGCAATCCAAGCCCGAGACGACATCCACCTAGTCCACTACAAAAACTGGCGTAATGCCAGAACGTTATCAGCACTATGTCCAGATATCAAAATTGACAAAGGTGTAGCACATAGGTCACTAGACGACGCAATATGGTGTGGCGAACTTGTACTAGCATGTCTAGAAAGGCTAGACGTTCCGGATGCCTGTTAAGTTACTTCAAACAGGTACAAACACAAAGTTAGGTCGTGGCGTGGCAGGTTTTAGCCTGCCCGCCATTACCACTTGCCCAGGACGTACCAAGCTATGCGAAGGCATTTGTTATGCAACCAGTGGATTTTTCAGAATGCCTGCCGTAGCAAATAGTCACGCACTAAATCACCAAGCAAGCTTATCAACAAGTTTCGTAGACGATGTTAACGGTCAGATAAAACGCAGCAGGTCAATAACGGCAGTTCGCATTCATCCAAGTGGTGACTTCTATAGCGTAGATTACGTTAACAAATGGATAGCAATAGCTAAAGCTAATCCCCAGTTACCCTTCTGGGCTTATACACGCAGTTGGCGCCTACCAGAGTTTGTATCCGCACTAAAAGAGCTTGCCGAGCTACCTAATGTGGAACTGTGGGCCAGCATAGATCAAGAGATTGTCACAGCCAAGGAGCAACCACCAGCGTGGATGCGGAAAGCAGATGTAATGAAAGACTGGAGTGCCGCCGCACCTTCATTCGTCAAATGCCCCAATCTTAAAAACAAAAGTATCACGTGTGCTAAATGCAGCTACTGCTTTAAGCCAGCTGGTGGGCGCAAACAACATGTGGTATTCGAGGAGCACTAATGGCCATCAAAAAACTAAAAGAAGCATTAATCTCAACTCGCGTGCTGTCTATGACTTCGGTTGGATACAGTATTGCAAATTACCCTATGACAGCCAAAGGTAATTGTTGCACCGTCTCAGACAGTAAAGAAAGCCTGGGTGTCATGAGAGTTATAAACTGTAATGCTGAAAACCTTCAGGAATTACACCGGCGAAACATTACGGAGATAAAAGCAATAGTCTTAGAAGGCGATCGAGGCAAAGCCATATTATTTTGCGACCCCCAATACACCAATTGGTACAGAACACAAAAGCAGATTCGATGCCGCATATGCCTTGGAATCGAAATGATTGAATACTTAGAAAACAACGAATTACTTGATGCAGACACAGTACGAAACTATGGAATTTGAATTACTCATATACGTTAGTGAACACAATAAATACGTACTGCAGGCTCAAGCAAGCCAACGCGCTCTTATCATTTTGGAAAGTCATTACCCAGTATCAAACGAAACAGATATAGATCATTTCGCTAGCGCAACGGGCTATGGCCTGCACGTAATTACAGGCAAAATCACAGACAAACTTAATGCTCCCGAAGGAGTTGCGCCACCAGTCCTGGGTTGCGACGAATCAAGATTTGATGTCAGCTTTGCTCACAAGAGGCTGCCATCGCGAAAAATACTAGCCCTGGCACAGGGTAAACCCTACGCTTTTGGAGAACAATAATGTACGTAGCGATTATCAAAACAGAAAGTGGCGACCTATACGCAGCCACATACGGGGATACAGAACCAACACCTGAGCAAGCAGTTAAAGACTTTGCAGACTATCAAGGTCAAGGTGAGTTACAAACATGGATTGACGACTACGGGGTAACCGAAGGTACCGCAGCTTTTTATGATTGTACCTGCGCCACCATTGTAGAAGCCGATGAGCACTAAAGCACTCTACGTTTTGACTATCATTAATCAGAAGACCGAGCGGAACGAATATGACACCGATACAACTTATTGAACGACTTAGTCGTCACGACTACTACGTACAGTTTTTTCCAGGGGAAGCCCAGGACTGGATAGGCGCCACATCAGATAGTCGACATACTTTCAAAGTCACCTGTATAAACCCAGATACAGACACATATCAGACTGCAACCGTTAGGCTTTCCCAAGAAGCATTAGCAGCCATGAGCCTTGACAGCGATAATGCAAATAGCATACAACGTCTAGTCCTACGCCTAGACAAAAAGTTTCAGCGAGAAGGCCCCGAAGGGTGGACTGTTGATTAACATTGAATCCGATATTAAAGATGTCCTTTCTCAAGAACAACTAGATACCGTGCTGGCCCTTTGTCACGAGCTATCTAACATCAGGGTTAATGACTACCAGTTGGTAGTTGATATCAGAGCCTGGAGACATGCTGTTCGCCTGCGCACCTCCTTAGCCAAGCCGACAGAAACGCTACCAGAAATAGAATGTACGTACATACTTGAGCCAGACGAAATTAATGACGCATACACAACCGAAGTGTTCAACACCGTAAGGAAAGCACTAGTTTGTGCTGCCGGAATCACACCATACGAAATATAGAAGGAAGCAATGAATCAGCAAGAAATTCTAGACATCATTCAAGCTGAAAGACGTTACCAGGATAACAAGTGGGGTGGGCGAGAACACGACATCCAGCACACTACAGAAGAATGGGCCAGCTACATGTTTAAATACCTATCAAGGTATATCCAAAGCAATGGCCAAGATCAAATAGAAGCCCTGATTAAGCTGGTGGCACTCGGTGTCGCCGTGCTTGAGCTACATGATTAGCACAACAAGGCGCCAGGCACTTAAGCTAGGTGCTGCCACCACGGTAGTGGCAGCAACCACAACCCTGGCAACAATCAAAATACAGTCAAACTGGCAGGTGTTCGCTCCACCCGAGATAGTGGTACTGCAGGCTGTGGCCATTACGCTCTTCCCACCCGGGGTATTCTCACTAGACGGAATAACCGCCCAGGTGGCCGAAAACGTAGACAACCTGGCTTCGGAGCTAGGTCCGCTACAGCAACTGGCGCTGCGTACCATGTTATCTGCATTAGAAGACGGTACCTTGGTAAGCCGTGGCAGGGCCTTTACCGCCCTGCCGCCCAGAGAACGAACTCAGGTACTCAATACCTGGTTGAAGCCCCAGATGCAGCCTCGTAGGCTCGCTGCACAGTCACTACAGGTACTGGCTGGCATGGCCTATTTCGGCCACCCACAAATACTGAAAGAAATAGGCTGGTACACACCATGCCTAACAGGGAGTAAATAATGAGTTGGCGAAAAGCACCGCCGCGACACAATAGCTCAGCCCACTATCATAAACGTGAAGAATGGGTAGACGCCCAGCTTGATCCTGAAGAGATCATAGTTGCTCTTAACATCTATATTAATAACCTAGAGCCCAACTTCCTCGGCCTGACGGTAAGGCGAGTATGGTCCAATCAGTACCGTATGAAAAACGGTCAGATAACAGCAGTAGAACGACGAGATCGATTCCCACATCCAGAATACGGATTACTTGATATTAGCTACTGGGGTCCAGGTGATCCAGAAAACCGAATACAGGCACGAGCCCATTGTAGGCATACACGATGATTGATCTTAACACTAAAAGAATGTTTAAAATATTAGACAGCAGGAGGAATATTTGTTCTGGTCCATATTGGACCGCTCCCGAATGGCGAATACACGGTAAAAAACCATACTGGACAGAACAAGAACTTTTAGACCTACCTCTCAGCAACACTGTTAAAAAGAGAATCCCTAAATTAAAACCGGGGACGAGATTGAAGCTGTATTCTACAGGAATATATCGCTGGCATAACGTTGTGCTAATGACTGAAAAAGAAATCCTTTTAATTGAAAAGCTAGCTAAAGCAAAAGCAGATTACAAATCCGCAACTCAAGCTTTTAGAAAAGCGGCGCCTACTAAGTATGCTGAAGTGCAGAAAGCAAAGAAAACGTTAAAAACCATTCAGAAAAAGATTGATAAAGCAGAACTAAAATGAAAGTACGTATTGATTATATACACTCTGTTGTTGTAGAGGTGCCCGACTATGATTTAGAGTGGGATGATGAAACTCTCCAATCTTATATCCCCGTGGGGGCAACCATTGAAAGCTGGCAAACATATACTATTGAAGAAACTGAACAAGAAGTTCATAGCCTAATAACAGGTGAAGTCTTTACAGGGCGGCACAATGGTGTCGAGTACCAAATCGAACTCACTTGGGGAGAAGATTGGTCCGTCACTATGGATTTAATATCTTTTGCCCCCTGCAGTCCCTCCACCTCATTCTGGCTAAGTACAATATCCGACAGACGTATTGAAGAGACTCTATACGATGCCCTTTATACGCTTCCGGAAGTAAAGGCATTTCAAGCCCGAATCGATGCTTGTCGGAATCTTGATAGCGAACTTTTAGATAGAGTTATTGAAAGGATAGAAACCAATGCCTAATTCCAAACACTTATGGAGGCTTACATATTATGAGTGTGAGGTCTTCGATAAAGATAAACTCATACGAGTTCTTCCAACAAACCTCTCGGTACAGGTAGAAAAACAGCCCATCTACGTCATGGAGCGCCACTTGCCTCCCAACGAACGGACAGTATTATGCACCGGCAAAAAGGCAGCGACTGGTACTCTATATGGTAACCTTCCAAGCCATTTCTCTGACTTCATTTTAAAAATCAATACCGGCAAATGGTTTATTACGGGACACATTGTTCAACATGATGCTGTTAACGGAACCTATACATGGGTGGGCGAACCAAAGGAACAAAATGAAAACAATTGAAATAAAAGCGGTAATTAGACGCATGGTGCCACAGGAATGCGTTTATAAAACAACAGTGAATATCGAGGATGAAGATCTAGAGTACATTAATGATTTTATAGACCAATATATGAATGATGATGTTCGCTATTCTGGGGAGCATACATTCATATTCGAAACTGTTGACTGCGAGGCTCAAGAATATCTTCAAAAACATTTTTGTGCGTATTCTGATCTTGATTTTCAATGTACTGAATATCAATACGCTGAAGTTGAAAAAAGCGAAAAGTCGAATGCCTAATTTTGGTTGGACATACACGGTCCTAAACAGCAGGCTAAAACAGGCCAGCGACCAACACAATACAAAATACTATTGGATCGCAAAATGAAAAAAGAAAGCTAAGAACAAGACAATACACGTGCCTTATCTTGGATATGGGTGGCGTGCACAAAACTTTGATTGGAGAAGCAGACGCAAGAATATCTAAAACAGATATAATCAAAGTACTCCGGGCTAAATACCCACTTCATACAGTCAAATACTTTTCATGGGAAGCAGAATGGATATCGAACTGCGTCCAGATGCAAATCACAGTTACGGATGAATAATGAATAAACAACAACTAATTGAAAAGTGGGGTAGCCCACAACCAGTACTAGATAAAGGTATGGT